CGTATGTATTCTCTACAAAAATACTCGCCCGAAGAAGCACCCTCTGACAGAACAGGCTGGATAAGAACTGTGAAGTTAGATGGTGCAGCTATATCATTGACATATCACAATGCAAAACTGCTTAGTGTTTTAACTCGTGGCGATGGAAAAGAAGGTAAAGATGTTACACACCTTTTTCGTGGAAGCAACCTTGAATATAATATATTTTCTGATGGTTTCTATCAGATTACAGGTGAACTCGTTGCTCCAAAAACAATAAAGAATGCACGAAACTACGCTGCGGGTGCACTTGGTCTCAAAGATCAGCATGAATATTGGAATAGAAAGCTGACATTTTTTCCGTATGATGTACAAAGTCCTGGGCTAAAACATTGTAAGTTTTGGACAGATCGCCTTGATTGGTTGAATAATCTTGGATTTTATGACATACGAGCAGAAGGATTAGAAGATAAGTTTCCAACCGATGGAGAAGTTTGGAGAATCAATAGTCTTCGAGACTATTACAAACTCGGACATACTTCTCACCATCCAAGAGGTGCTTTTGCAATCAAAGAAGAACAAAAACCTGTAGTTACAACTCTAAGAAAAGTTACATGGCAACTTGGTAAATCAGGAGTTGTAAGTCCTGTAGGTCACTTCGATCCAATAAAAATTGGTCACGCAATCATCAGTAAAGCAACTCTGCACAACATAGAGTACATTCGAAATCTAGGACTTGAAATTGATTGTAAAATTGGGGTAATACGTAGTGGAGAAATTATACCTAGAATTGTTGGCAGGTATAACTAACAAAAAAATAATTCTTGACAGAAAAGGTGAAAGTCTGTATAATATGGTATACACAATCGGAGAAAGAAGAATGGAATATGTAATCTATCCGCCAAATGAATGTCCTTGTTGTGACAGTATTTTGGAGAATAGAAACGGTATACTTTATTGTGTAAACAGTAACTGTGTGGAACAGCAACTAAAATTAATTGAAAACTTCGGTTCTAAAATGAAGATAAAAGGACTTGGTCCTTCCACAGTACGTAAGCTAGGTATCACTCAAATACATGAATTATATGAGCTGACATTAGAAGAAATCATAGAACTATTAGAATCAGAAAAACTTGCAACTAAACTATTTGAGGAGATCACTAAATCCCATGACGCACCCCTTAATCTTTTCCTCCCAGCATTGGGCATCCCCCTTATTGGCAATACCGTCACCAACAAGCTTGCTTGCGTGTGCAGTACTCTTGCTGATATTACTGTGGATAGATGCGAACTAGCAGGGATTGGACCAAAAACAAGAACGTCATTGCTTGCTTGGAAAAACAGTTTTAATTCTAGTTTATTTCCACAGGATATGAAATTTACAAAACAAACTAAACAGACTACCCTCGGAGTTGTTTGTATTACTGGAAAGTTGACAAGCTATAAAACAAAAGCAGAAGCAACTAAAGTATTAAACGAACTGGGGTATGACGTAAAAAGCACTGTAACAAAAGATGTCACAATTCTAGTCAATGAGAGTGGCATTGAATCTGCGAAAGTAAAGAAAGCTCGCGCATCTGGCGTTACAATCATAACTACACTCTCAGATTTAATTGGAGACTGATATGCCATTACCAAAATGGACTGACGAGCGAACCGACGCGCTTACTAATTTTGTCGGAGATGAGACACCTGTCTCACAAGGCACTGTAGCAGAAGCTGCAACAGAGCTAGATACAACTACTCGTTCTATTTCGAGCAAGTTGAGAAAAATGGGATATGAAGTAGAGCTTGCATCTGCAACTTCTTCACGATCCTTCACACCTGAGCAAGAAGCAATTCTTGAAGCATTTGTAACAGAAAACTCAGGTACTTACACTTATGCAGAAATTTCTGAACATTATCAAGATGGTGCATTTTCTGCAAAGTCAATACAAGGCAAGATTCTTTCTATGGAACTTACAGACCATGTTAAGCCTGCTCCAGTCAAGGAGTCAGTAAAAACTTACTCTGCAGAAGAAGAATCAACCTTTATTTCAATGGTCAATGATGGAGCATTTGTAGAAGCTATTGCTGATGCAATGGGACGTTCTGTAAATTCAGTACGCGGTAAGGCACTTAGTCTTCTTCGTTCTGGCGACATTGACGCTATCCCAAGGCAAGAGCATACTAAAACTAATGGCTCTGCAGATCCGTTTGCAGGACTTGAAGTTGCTAGTATGTCAGTAGAAGCAATTGCAGAAGAGATTGGTAAAACTCCTCGAGGTGTTAAAACTATGTTAACTCGACGTGGTTTAGTAGCTGCTGACTATGATGGAGCCGCAAAAGCTGCAAAGGCGGGGTAATAATCCTTGTCCATCAATCACGAAAGTGCCTTAATAAAACAAGTCCTCATGCACCAAGACTTTCAAACTTGGAGCATGACGGACAAGTTTTTATTAGGAGCAGAGTATCACACACTCTATGATGCGATTGACAAACACTGTATAAAGTACCACAAACTTCCTACTATCGAAGAACTGAAGTATGAAATTCAGGACAGCAAAACTCTTGAGCGTCTATTTTTTATAGACACAGTTGAAACTGACGTAGAAGCACCTCTAATACTTGATTATGTCAAGACAAGATATGTACATGACCAGTTACTGGGCAATATGTATAACTATGCTGATACATCAATGTTGCACGAAGATGCAAAAGAAGCCATTGAGAAGTTTTACGAGATTGGTAGAGAAGTAGAAAATAAAATTGATTTACAAGATCCAACAGAGAGTATGCAGAAGATTACTCTACACGAGACAGACGATGATATCAGTAAGTATGTTCCTCTCGGTCTCAATGCAGAGTATGATAGGCATATTCAATTCTCTCCTCTTGACCTAGTAATGGTTGGAGGAAAAAGAGGTGCGGGTAAGTCAATTGTTTCTTGTAATATTGCAACTACTGTATACGAAGCAGGCAAGTCTGCAATCTACTTTACTATAGAAATGGATAGTCGATCAATTCTACAACGGTGCTGTTCAATAGCAACAGGAGTGCCGTACTCTCGCCTGCGCACAAAGAATATTGATAATCTTGAATGGGAAAGAGTTGCAACGTGGTGGGCAGGAAGATTTCTTGATTCACACGATGCACTTCAACGCTATAAAAGGGAGAGAAGCTTTGATAAGTTTCATGATGAAGTATCAAAGCTAGACCTTAAACTAGGTAATCAACTAGATGTAGTATATGACCCTGTTCTTACCATACCAAAAATTCAAGCAGAGCTTGACAAAAAGATAAAGGAAGATGGCAATGTTGGTATTGTTGTTGTTGACTATATCAATCAGGTACGAAGAGGAACAGGGCCTTCCCGTGCGGGACAATATGATTGGACAGAACAAATCGAAGTAAGTAAAGCACTCAAGTCTATGGCACAAGAATATAAAACAACTGTATTTTCTCCATATCAAACAGATGCAACAGGAGAAGCAAGATTTGCAAAAGGAATACTGGATGCAGCAGATGCGGCTTACACGATTAATGCTTGGACACAAGAAGATGCTTGCTTCACTTTAGATTGTGTAAAAATGAGATCTGCTGCTGAACGTTCATTTACTTCTAGCATGGACTGGGAAACACTCAAGATTGGTCCCGATACTGTGTTAAACCCCAAAGAGGTAGAAGCAGGACAGAGTGACGAAAGTATCTATGATGTCTAAAAATAGTTCTTGACATCTTCATAATAATTTAGTATAATACTGTATAAAAACTTGAAAAGTAAGGATAGTTTAGATGATTATACATGGTAGTATGAACTACACAATGAGTGGAAGAAAAATGAAAAGAGCATGGCAAACAAGAAGAACACAACGAAGACAACAAATGTGGCACTGGTCTACAACTAAAAAGACACCGCCATACAGACCTGAAGAGGAACAGTACCCTTCAGCACCACTAGGAACACCAAATGAGAATGAAACTGCAAAAAAGGATAGACCATATGCTTCATCAAGCCCGCATACAGTGGCTCCTGCTTACAACAAAGGCGCATATCAGGTCATTGGAGAAGAAAATATCAAAGACATCGGAAAATGAACGTAGAAGATCTATTGACAGAGAAAAATATTCACTTTCTCGCGAAAGGACGTGATTATGTTATAAAATGCATAAATCCTGAGCATGATGATAGTAATCCTTCAATGAGAGTTCATCGTATCGATGGAAGGTTTCATTGTTTTTCTTGTGGATATAAAGGAAACATATTTACACATTTTGGGGAGAAACCAGACCAGCTACAACTACGCAGAGAGAAGCTTAAGACTTTACTTAAACAGAAGATGGCGGAACGTATGGGTCTGGTTTTACCTAAAAATTTAGAGCCTTATGAAGGCACATGGCGAAGTATCAAAAGTTCAACATATAAAAAGTTTGAAGCGTTCATGCACGCAGATAAAGATTTTATATCACGAATCAACTTTCCTATTCGAGATATAACAGGAAAGATTGTTGCATTTAATGGAAGACATACAAGTACTGGAATACCAAAATATTTGATCTCACCACCAGGAGCAAAGATGCCCCTGTTCCCAATGAATGCAACACCAGTAAGAGGTTCTCTAGTATTAGTAGAAGGCATCTTTGATATGTTAAATCTATATGATAAAGGTATCACAAATGCCGTTTGCTGTTTTGGAGTATCAAACGTAACGACAGAAAAGTTAGCTTTGTTTAAAATATCGGGAGTAAATCATATTGATATATTCTTTGATAGCGATGCTGCTGGACAGAACGGAGCTAAAAAAGTACAAGAACTGTGTGAAAGTACTGGACTTTCAGCTAGGGTACTGACTCTGAAAAATACAGACAAAGATCCTGGAGCACTTACAGAAACTCAAGTTCAAAAACTGAGGAGACAATTATATGCCTAACGTCGCATTAGTAGAGACGAAAAGAAGTCAAACAGACTATAAAAACTTATTTGAGAACAAACTTGATTTCGACATCTTTCAGTTATGTTCTGATCCAAAGATCAAGAAAGTATTAAAGAGAGATGTTGACATTGACATGAATCCAGACAACTATGACTGGATCATACTTGTAGGAAGTGACGCTACAAAATATTATACAAAGATAAATTCAGTCACACAATACACTGGAAAAATACTGGAAGGTAAATTTTTACCTGTGATTAATCCTTCTATGCTTGCTTTTAAGCCAGAGGCAAAACCTGCTTGGGAAGAATCAAAGAATAGTATTATACAGTATATTTCTGGTGAAAAAGAAGATGCTACAATAACACCCGAAATGGCAATTGGTATACAAGATACGGAGGAAGCAAATGAATGGATACGCACTTGCATTAGCCATAGACCTGAATACATCGGACTCGACTCGGAAACCA